GATAGTGGTTATGATCTTCGTTTATCTACATACTACGCTCCAGATAGTACTAACTTGACTGATAGTCCTAGACTAAGATCAGAGTTTCAAAAAGCTATAGGTGAAGAAAATCTAGAACTTGAACTGAATAAACTAGCTAAGGATCCTAAAATATTAGCATCGCTAAAAGAGATGTATTCTGATATAAAAGCTGGTAGACGTGCTGAGTTTAATGCTAGAGATTATTACCATAACATTGTTATAGACAGGCTATTTAGAGATGCACGTAGAAGAGCTTGGGGCAAGGTAACAAACAATCCAGAAGCTATGGCATTGATAGAAGAGCAGAAAAAGAAAGAAGCAGCACAAAGACAAAAAAGAGTTTCAACTCGTAACATCCTCGATATACCTAAATAAATGGCAACAACATTCGTAGATTACACTGGGGATGGAAATGCGACTAAATCGTTTTCTTTCCCTTCTATACAAGAGTCTGATATAAAAGTTGATGTAGATGGTGTCATCAAATCATCAGGCACACACTACAATATTACAAGCTACACTACTACAGGTGGTGGTAACGTAGTCTTTACATCAGGCAATATACCAGCTAGCCCAGCAGCTATACGTATCTTTCGTGATACAAGCGTAGATGTTGCAAAGGCTACCTATACGGCAGGGTCATCAGTCAAGGCAGCTGACCTTAATGCCAACCATGAGCAGTTACTGTTTGCTGCACAAGAAGAACAAAATCAAACAGTATTAACAAGCGATATAAAAGACGCAGCAATAACTTCAGCTAAGATAGCTAACGGTGCTGTTACAGCAGACAAGTTTGCAAGTAGCTCAGTTACAACAGATAAACTAGCTGATAACGGTGTAACAATGGCAAAGTTAGCTGGAGGTACATTGCCTACAGATATAACAGTTGCTAGTGCTAACATTGTAGATCTTTCAGTTGCTACAGCTGATATTGCAGCAGACGCAGTTACAGGAGCAAAGATAGCCGATGACTCTATTAATTCAGAGCACTATGTTGA